TTGAGGAGTGGGTTCTCGCAGGTGATCTCGATCGTGCAAGTGTCGCCGTTGTCGGTGAGCGTGGGGACATCCAGGCCGCCGAGAAATACTTGCACTGGATCTTTGAGCAGGTTTCCATTCGAATCGCAAAAGCCGATCCATACCGTGGCCACGCCATTCATGCGCACTTGCTGGCTGGCCTCCACCATCAGCTGGCTCGGGATCCCGCTTAGGCTGAGTGTGATGTTCTGCGCCTGAATCTTCGAAGTCTGCGGAACACTTGAGACTTTTCCCAGCCAGCCCATCCCCGTCCAGGTTTGGCCGTAAGGGAAGGTTGCTAGGGGATTTGAAGGCGGCCCCGCGGGCGCAATCGTGCCCACCCCGCTCCACATGTAGAGCGGTTCATTGGCGAAGGCGATCGACACGAACATCGCGGGCGACACGGCCGAGGCCGCGATCGCAGCGAGAACGGCGGAAGATAAACTGCGGGGCATGGCTAGAGTTTGGGGGCGTTGCGGATGACGGCCGCGGCCGCGGCCTTCCAGGCTTCGCGCACGCAGCTGGGCAGCTGGCTCCAGTCGGGGCGATAGGCAGGCAAGAAGGCTTCGGCCGATTCGCAGAAGCCCTGGTAGGCGCGGGAAGCGAGCTCTTCGAGCTGAGGGCCGTCCATTTCAGTTAAACCTTTCTGGGCAGCTACCGAAGACCTTTTTCACCCCGCATATCTCACAGCACTCTGGAAACCAATATTGGTTCCACAGAAAGCGCAAAGCGCCGCGCAGGCTTTTGTTGCCTGTTGCATTCCACACCACGCGAAACGATGCAAAGCAGTGCGGGAGTCTCAAATCGCTTCCTTCCCTTTAAAGCTGATGCCGTAGGTTTTGGTTTTGTCTTCGTCCCAGGTGCGCGGGTTCTCCGAAAGGCGGAACGTGCCGGCCGTGTTCAGGAGAACGATGCTGGTGCCATCGCTCAGGCTCTCGCGAATGTTCGGAAAGATCTGCAGCGTTGAATTTCCGCCGCCGTCGCTGTTCGCGTTGAGCACCACTTTGTAAAGTCGCTGCGGCTGCCCGCTGCCGGCGGTGATCTGCAGGTAGTCGCCAGCTTTGAGAATGTTGGTTACGCCAGTGTTCCAGCCGCGCGTGTTCAGCGAGTTCGAGCCGTTCAGGTTTGAGCCTGAGACCAGCGGCGTGCCCGTGGCCACGCCCTGGGGCGCCGCGCCCAGCGGATCTCCCCAAAGGAATGTGCCCCACTTGCCGTAGAGCGCGCCTAGAAAGCCCAGCCACTGCTCGGCCTCGGCGCGCGTCATGCGCGGCATTGTGGCTTCGAATTCAAACCACTGCCCCGGCCAGAGCTGTTCCTGTTGGCTGCCCGTAAAGGGCGACGCCGTCTCAGCCACGATGTTCTGCATCGTGAACTTGATCGACTGCGGGCCGAGGCCCGAAATCTGCGGCGGCGTGAGTGGGTAGTTCAGGCTCAAGAGAGGGACCGGAATTTCAATGATGAGAACGTCTTGCGTGACTCGAAGGTGCCCGGCGAATCCGCCCTCGATGATGAGTGTGTCCTGCGTGTCGCGCAGCGCCATGTGTCAACTGGCCTCATATTTCAGGTGTTGCGCGGCGTCGGCTCCGGCGGCCGTCCATGGCGCGCTCGTGGCCGGGTCGTTCGGAATGCAGGAGTCTACAAAGGCATAGCTCGAGCCCGCGGTAAAGGTTGCGCCGAGCGCGTTGCTCGTTCCGGAGCGCACGCCATTCTGGAAGGTGCGCGTGTTGGCGTCGTCCTTGCGGTAGTAAGACCGCGCGACAACCATGAAGGGTGGCACCACGATGCCGGCCGAGGGCAGGGCATACGAGTCGTAGTTTGTCGAAGTCGACGAGACGTAGGTGGTGTCGCCATCGGGAGGATTGTCGTCCACACACTGCCAGTTCGCTGAGGCTCCGTTCGGCGTCCACTGCGTCAGGCCTCCAGCGCCCGAGGGCAGCTTCGTGAGCAGCCGGCTGTCGAACCCGCTGCCGATCGGCGCGTTCTGCGTGCTGCCGGTGTTGTCCCACACCCGGAAGTCGTCGAAGTAAGCTCCGGGGTTCGTGCTGTCGGCAAGCCGCACCTGGTTGGCATAGGCGTTCGAAGTGAACTGGGTGTTGAGCGAGATCAGGTTGAGCACCTCGGCGCCATTCACCCAAACCTGCAGCACGCCGGCGCTGCCGCTAATGGTGCACAGTACTTCAACGCTAAACCACTGCAGTGGAGCGATCACGCCTGGGCCACTGGTGGCGATCACCGTGCCGCCGCCCACGTGCTGGTAGCCGTTGATGGCCTCAATCGCGCCCGCGTTATTCCATCCGATCGCGACCTGGTATGCGCTGCTGTTGCCGTCGAGCAGCCCGATGATGCTGGTGAAGGAGCTGGGTGTGGAGAGAGCGCGGTAAGCCACCTTCGCGATCAGCGTGGCCTGGTTCGATTGCATGTTCTTCTGGATGTAGCCCGACGACAGGTAGACGCCCTGGCCGGGCAGCCCGGCGGGCGCGGCAAAGCGCGCATAAGAGCTGGAATAAACCGGAGTGCCGGAGACGGTTTCGTAAAGGATCGAAGCGGAGTTGTAGTTGTCAAAGCCGTCGCAGAACTGGTAGAGGCGCGGGTTCTCGCGGCGACGCACGGCCGCACAGAGCGCGTTGGCGTCGCGGACGGCTCGATCCCAGGAAGGAGTTCTCATATTGCGAAAGTGGTAAATGGCTCGAAAGTGGCTTTGACAGCGGTTCTAGCGCGTGGCATCATGTTCGGCGCCGGAGGTGAACTATGGGTCGCATCTCTCGTGTCCTCTTCGCAGCTCCGTTGTTGGTATGTTCCATCGGCGCCCTAGGACAAGGGCCGAACGTCTTCATCGACGGGAACGGATCCGAGCAGGAAGCCGCTCGCATGACCAAGACCGTGCGCCGCGACGACCAAACGATGGAACTTGCACGGGACCTACTTAAGGCGTGCCATGACATCTCGATCACGCGAGAGGAAACGTCTTCACCCGACTACTTCCTGCTCTTGAACCGGGGCCGGGAGTCTGCCCTTAATCTCGCCGCTTCCCAGGTAATGCTGCTCGATGGCCAGAAGAACGTGATCTATTCCTCGAAGGAGGGCACGGTCGCGCATGCCGCCCGCGATGGATGTAAAGCAATCCTAGCCGACTGGAAAAAGAGGCGAGCCGCTGTTTCGCCAAAATCCGAACCACCGAAGAACTGGTGGCAGACGAGTGCGCCACAGGAGAAAAAACAATGAGCACCGCAAACGATCACGACCTGCTCGACTATTGTCCGAATTGCGGCTCTGTGGGCTATCCTCGGCTCCGCAAGCTCGGCTCGACGTGGGTCGAAGTGCTGCTCTGGCTTTCGTTCCTGCTTCCCGGAATTGTGTACTCGATCTGGCGCGCTTCGTCGAAGCAGTTGGTGTGCCCGAAGTGTGAGTACCCGGGAACAATCCCGCTGGACTCTCCGATCGCGAAGGCCGCCCTGGGCAAGATGCAAAAAACTAGCCCCGTTGCAGGGATCGCTTCTGGACCTCGCTCGACGCCGCAACTGCTCGCATGATCATTTGCGGCGCGCTCGCTTGTAGGGCGCGCGAAATCTTTTCTTCCACTCCAATTTCCGATCCCTTAGCGTCGATGTGGAAAACGTTGTTCACTTGCCCCATGCGCAGCTGCGAGTTTGGAGTCACCGAACTGCCCGTAGGTAGGTTCAGCAACTCTGGGCCTTCTTCGCCCACCAGCGTCATGCCTCCCGGGGTGTAGTCGCTGCCGGCGGCATCCTCACCGTATCCACCGGTGTCTGCGACGTCATTAACTCCGCCTCCGCCGCCCCCGCCGCCAATGCCAAAAAATCCGCCACTCCCGCTACCGCCACTTTTCAGCATGAGCTGTGCCGCTGCCATTTGCTGGTTCGCTGCGGTCTGCATGAGGGTAGCTGCGGCCTGCTGGGTCGATGCGGCGGCCTGCGCAGTCCCACCCCCGAGTAACTTCCCCAGGCCCAGGCTTTGCCCCATGCTGGTGCCTGACAAATCCTTCAGCCCCTGCATGATCTCTTTGTTGAGAAAGAACTTGAGCGCCGACTGCTCGAGGCTCAGAAAATATTCACGCCAGTTGGCCTTCCCGGTCGTGATGAGCTTCACGACCTGATCCTCGAAGCCCTTCATGCCCTGGCTGAGAATGTCGAATGTGAATTTTCCGGTGTTTGTCTCCTGCTGCATCTCTGCGAAGAACGAGCGTAGCCCGTCCTTCGCGTGGACGATTTTCTTCTCCGCCTGCTCCAATGCATCGCCCGCGTGTTGCACCGCGGCCGTGTAGGCAGCCTGATCGATCAGGCCTTTCTGCAGCAGCGTGTTCAGTTCGCCGACGGCTACTTTGTAGTGGTCGGCAGGCGACATTGCTTCCTGGAAAGCTTGCGCCGCGAGTTTCAGTTGCGCGCCCTGGTCGTCATTAAACACGGAGAGTTGCGCGCCAGCCGTTCCGCCGCTGCCGAGTTGCGGCGCGATCGGAGTGGCTGAAGGTCCCATGCCCGGCGCGGTCGTGTTCAGCAGTTGAGAGAGGTTGGGTGGTCCGGCCTGACGAGTGGGCAGTTTAGCTGTGGCTTCAGCTACGTCGGCTTCTCGCTTAGCCTTGGCCAGCACCTGATCGAGCCGCTTGTCGTATGCGTCGAGCGCCGTCATGGCTGCGCGCATGCCCAGGGCCGATTCCGTTGTTTCACCGAGCGCACGGAAATCGGTGTCGGCTTGTTGCTTCATTAGCCGGATCTCGTTCGCTAGCTTCTTTATTGGATCCGTTTCCACCTGAAACTTGCCGAGCGAACTGCCCATTTCTTTGTAGAGGGCGTTGAGCTTTTCCTGTGCGGTCGCTTGCTCTTTGATTGCTCGTTCGCGGGCCTGGGCAGCTTCGAGGCCCTCGCGGTCGCCCTCGATCGCCTTCGCTTCCTTCAGCAGGTTGATCCACTCTTGCACTGCGGCCAGTTGCTCAGGCGTGACCACGCTTTGCCCTTGCTGCTTGATCGTTTGGCCATGCGGTCCGAATCCGACGATCTGAGTGCTCTCCTCGCGCTCTTTTTGCTGTTGCAGTTCGCGAAGCTTCTGCGTGGCCATGTCCAGGTCGGCCTCGAAAATCTTCATGGCCTCGTGCGTGCCGTTCCGAGCGTCGAGAGCGAATGCCTGGTCGATGGCCACCTTCAGAGTTGCAAATTGCTTTTGCAGTTCCTCAGTGTTGAGTCCCGCGTTCGAGGTGAAAATGTTATGAGCCGCGTCGCCGATGAAGGCTTTGATCTGGGTCCACGTCCCTGCTGCCTCTTCCGCCTTTTTGTTTTCGTTCTCGATTGCAGCTGCGACCTGGTCGAATGCGCGCTTCGCCTCGTCGGCCCCCTCCATCGCTGCTTTCATCGCCGGGCTGAGTCCGTTGGCCTCGGCGATCTTCCGCGCATAGGAATCGGCGACCGATTGAATTACGTCTTCGGTCTTCGTGATTGAGTCTTTCCACTCGTCCTGGGCGTGCATCGCCTTCTCGATGCTCTTTGAGATTTTCTCAAACGATTCGAACGCGACAACGCTGATCGCAGAGAACGCGCCCACGCCGAGCACAGACTGTAGAGCCGTGGCCAGGGCAGGGAACTCCTGCGTCAGCAGTCGCGTCAGCGGCCGCGACAAGTGGATCCCGAGCGCTTCATCGATCAGCCGCAAGCTCTCGGCGCCCTCGCGCGAGGCGCGCTTCATCTCGGCCGACATGCCGAGAGTCTGGCTGTTGACCAGGCGAAACGCTTCCGGAGCGCCCTTCTCGAGTGCGGAAAGGTCGTAGCCGAGACCGACGAGAATTGTTCCGAGGTTTGCGGACATGTTGTTAACGAACTAACTGGTCGATGCGATCGAGCGCGTCGCGCGTGCGATCTATCAGCACCTGTGTTGCCTCCGCCGACGAAGCATCGAACGCGGGCTTCAGCCAGGGATGCGGCGGCACATCGTGCGAGCCGAATTCAATTTGCCGGCCGGTGCGCCGGCGCTGCTTTGCCGAGCCGAAGCGCGACTTCCAGCTATAGCCGGCCATGCCGTGGCCGCGCTCCACGAATCCGCCGTAGATGCCCGGAGACGTCGAGGAATCCTGTTTACCGGCATAGCGGCCGCGCTTGCGGGTTTTTACGGCGCTGCCATCGTAGCCAGGCCCGACGACGACGCGGTTATTGCGGAAATCCCCGGAGACGCGCACCTGGACGACGATGTCTTCAGCCAGTTCGCCGGTCTTTCGTGGCGCGCTGGCTTCCGCGGCCGCCTGGATGATTTCGCCAGCTTCCTGCAGAGCATCGCGGGCCACCTCGCGCGAGAGCGCCAGCGGGATCTGGTCGAGCCGGCGGAGGACGTCCTCGAGGCCTGAAATTCCCGTGATAGTGATTCCGTCGCCCATGTTGCCGTTTTAGGTGGCCTAGCGTTCGATTACAGCGATCTTTTCCCCGCGGGCGACCCGTTGCCTATTCGAAAACGGAAACCTGCACTTCGTCGCCGTCCTGCTCGCTTTTGGGGCCATCGGGCGGAGTCTCGAAGGCCGTCAGCTCTGAATCGGCCACCAGGCCGCCCAGCACTTCGTCGTGCTTACAGCCCACGGCGATCGCCAGCTCAGAATTCATCACGCGGAGGACGACGCCTTCGTTCGAGATCTTCGTCACCTCGCAGAGCAGCTGCGACAGCTTGCCTTCCTCGAGCGGTTGGCCGTTGATGTCGAGCATCAGACCAACCCGCGGCGGGGCGGCTCGCCTGCGATCGCATTCGTGAAAACTTCCCTTTTTCCTCCCTCAATTGAGGGAGAAGAATGGATAGTTCCCGGTTTCAGGTTGCCGAAGGTTGCGGCCATGGTGCGGCGGAAGGCTGCAGCCTCTTCCGGATCCACTTCGAAGCTCTCGCCGCGCTGCACCTTCTCCACAAACTCGCGCATTTCGTCTTCTTCGCTCTTCGCGCCAGGCATGAAGTCGGCGGCCGTGAATGGCTCCGGTTTGCGATCGGTGTCGCGGTTGACGTTCGCGATCACCGCGCAGATCAGCGCCGCGGGCCAGAAGCCCTCGCGCGTGATCTGGGTGTCGCACTCGAATAGCAGGTCCAGCTCGCGCGGCGAGATGGCCAGGAACTCATCGCGGCTTAAACCAAGCTTGCGCTGAGCACGGATCCAAATTCGGACGAGCTCGTCGCCGCGGTCTCTTTCTTGATCGGCGCCAGCTCGCCTGGCGCCGGAGCGTTTGGGATATCGGCCTCCACGGGCTTCGGCTTCGGCATATACACAGACAGAGCTTTGCCGATCTGCACCGTGATCGCGGTGGTCTCGGCGAAGTCGAAGTTGATGAGGCCGGCGAGCTCGTCGAGCGTGAATGGAGCCTTCCAGCTTTTGTCGGGCTGCTGCTGATGCAGCCCGGCCCACAGGCAGGCCATCCAGCGTTCGGGATCCGCCTGCAGGTCGATCTTCGACCAGCTCTTCGGATCGAAGAGCGAGTCGCCGGTCTTCTGCTTGTAGAGAATCACGGCGTGCATCTGGAAAGCGATCGGCCGCTCCGTGCCGCGGATCGCCACTGTGACCGGCTCGCCGGTGATTTCTTTTTCTAGGACGTCTTTCATTCGGTTTCCTTCTTACGACCAGGTCGCGGTGATGTTGCCCACGATCTTGATGGCGCCCGAGAACGTGATCGCCTTGTTGTATTCCGCGCCCATTTTGAAATCCTGCACATAGCCGGTGAAGACCAGCGTGGTGCCGTCGGTGGTGGTGATCTTCCAGTAGTTGAGCGCCGCGGATCCGGCCGTCGCGATGTTGGTGAGCAGCCCCTGGGTGATCGGGTCGGTCGGATTGAGCACGCCGTCATATTGCACGGTGTCGCCGTCGACGACGGTCTTCAGCCACTCTTTGAAGATCGAGGGCGAGTCGAGGTTGGTAATGTCGTCGAACTCAGCCTTGAACCCCGAGAAGCTGAACTTCTTCAGCTGCGCGATGTTGGTGTAGGCAGCGCCGGTAGTGCCTCCGTTGGCTAGCTTCGAGCCGTAGCCAGGGTAGGCGATGGTTGTGCCGAACAGCGCGGCGCTGGCCGCGGCGGCCAGCCAGAGCACAAACGTTTTGAGCTTCAGCGCGCCGAGCAGCAGGACCGCGGCGATCAGGATGCCGGCGGGATGGAAAGCAGCGATCAACAGAAAAGCGAGCATGGGATTTTCTCCTTGGGAAAAACTAAAGAACGAAATCAGGCGGCGCCGGCTGGACCGGTCATGGCTCCGACGACGGTGAGCTTTGCGCTGAACCCGAGAGCTTTCGAAAGCTGCACGGTGAAGGGCACGTATTCCGCGACATAAGCGTTGAACTGATAAACGGTGATGCCATCGGAAAGCAGAATGCGCCAGGTGCCCAGCGTGAGATTCGCGTGCAGCGTGCCGAGTTCGAGCTGGCTGCCGTTCGCGGGATCGAGCACGCCGGCGATATCGATTTGGCCGCCATCGATCTGCACCGCCAGCGGCCGCTCGAAATTGTCGGGCGTGAGGAGGTTTGTCTGGTCGGTGGTGGTGTGCTTCGAGCCCGAGGGCAGGACTTTCTGCAGCTGCGCGATCGAGAAGTAATCCGTCCCGTCGGTGGTGAGTAGCAGCTTCGAGCCGTAACCGGGATAAGCTTTGGTGATCAGAACTGCTCCGCTGGGCCCATGGCGATGGGCGGGTTCAGCGCCGGGTTGAGACTCTGGCTCTGCACCGTGTAGCTATCCGTGTAGAGCGCCTTCAGGCGCAGCACTGAGCGGAAGACATAACCACCTCCGCCGAGTTCGTAGGGATCATCGAAGTCGGCGATTACTTCAGCGAACTGCAAAATTGTGCCGTCTGGCAGCGGCCCAGTGAAATCGACGAGCAGGTCGCGAATGGTTTGCGAGAGCCTCCGCGCCATGAGCTGACTGTCGGCATAGGAATCGAACTGCAGCTCGCCATCGATGAGCGCACTAGAGCCGTCCTGCGTCTTCTCAGCCGGTACGGCGTTCACCACATGCAGCACCACGTAAGGCCGGGTCGCCTGCTTCTGCGCCAGGCTGAAGAACACACTGTTGTTAGCCGGCGCCGCGAGCAGGGAACTGAGCGGCGTTGTCGTCGTGAGCAGCTCATAGAGTCCATTCGAAATCACGGCGTCACCGTCGCCGACAGCCCCGAGGGCGCACCAGGAGCCCCGGCGAAAGCATATGGATAGGCGCCCACGTCCCAAGCTCCGCTGGACGGACGCGCAAGGCACCCAGCTCCACAACTACCAGTGATTCCAAAAAATTGCGGAGCCCCCGTGGTCAGAGGTGAAAAACTTCCAGTGGCTAAACTCGCGAGATTAGCACCGCTCTGGTAGGCCGATGAACTCGCATTGGGAATGAGATAGGAACTGGTGAGGCTGGGGTTGGTGGTTGTGCTGTGAGCGTCGAATCCGAAGCCTTGCCAGGTCGCCCATGATGCGGTATTCCCGTTGGCCTGGCTTCCCCAAAATTTCCCGCTTACGACTGGCGCCCAGATGTTGTGGTCGAAATTGCCGAACACTGCCGCCGTCGCCGCCACCGTGGTGATGTAGGTGTTGATATCGTACGAAAACGATCCGGTGTTCCCTACGCAGATGTTGTTTCGATAGTCCGAACCGCCGGCATTCGTGAGGTTGAAATTCGCGCAGGAGTCCTGCGAGTTTCCCGAAACAGTCGTGTTGTTCCAGACCTGCATATACTTCCCGTAAGGGTGGGGGTCGCCGCCGCCCTGTCCCAGCCACATGACCCCGAACTCATTGTGGCCGGACGCGCTGTTGGTGGTCACCAGGACGTTATTAAAAATCGCTGCGATCATGGAGTCCGCTGCGTAGATGAAGCCCGTTGGGCAGGTGTTCGTAAGGTCGCCATGGATGTAATTGTTATAGATCACCGCATTGAAAGGACCTGCCGATCCCCCATAGTTGAACCCTATGACCCCGTCCTGGTGGAATGGACTGGAGCAACCGCCACTGCTCTGCCAGTTCGACCAATTCGTGATGTCGTTGTCGTGGATTAAGAGGTTTCCGCAAGTTTCGGAAGATGCACTCCCGCCGAAGTTTATGCCCCAATCGTGGTCCGCCAGCGTGTTGTAGGCGATCTCGGCGTTCGTGCAGTCGCCACTAGGGTCAAGCGAATAAACGACATTCGCTTTACACTGGCCCGAGATAACGTGGTTAACCGAAGTGCTGGTGACGTTGTTGTTGACGACAAGGCATTGCGAACCAGCGCCCGCTGTGTCCCCTGAAACCTGGACGTAGATGTTCTGGATCGTGAGGTTCCGAATGACGCTATAGGTTAGGTTGGTGAACGACATGCCCAGCGAGGCCTTTGTGTTCGCCTTTCCAGTGCCGTTCGCGGTGTTCTGGATCACAAGATTCGTCGCTGCGAATGCAGCTCCCGTCGCAGTCCCCGGAGTTGTTGTCAGTTGCAGCAAGGTGGAACTAATAACCGAACTGACCTGGTACAGGGTGCAGCCCGGCCCCGAAGTGACGATGCAGATCGCGACCAGTCCTGTGGGGAAGGTTGAACCGGAAACCCACGACACACAATTTGACGTGCAGCTGCTCACGGCTGAATTCGTTGTATTGACCGCCCCGCTGTACAGTCCTCCGTCGATCAGGACATAACTCCGCCCGCTGCCCGTGATCGCGCCGCTCGACGTGGAGAGATAGGGAGCCTGCAAAATGACAGGTCCCTGGTCGAACAAGAATGCGGCCATGTTTCCGGAAGTTCCCGAACCCAGGACGGACAGCAACGATCCATTCGCGCTGGCGGTGTAGGTTCCAGGACAGACGTGATTGTTCTTTCCCGGTCCGTCATCACTGGAGGCGTGCGAAGTCAACGCTCTCGCGTTCGAGCAACTGGTAAGCCCCGTGCCACTGCCTTGCGCCGTCGGAGCGAAGTAGGCGTCCGACGCAAAGGCCGAAACGCTCAGCAGCGCAATTCCCAGCAGAAATTTTAGTTGTGCTTGAATGCCGCGCCTCCGCAGACCCAGTTCGAACTTCCAGACATCGTGAATGAGTAAGTTGCCGTGCCCGTGCCGCTGCTCAGGTTGTAGGCCGCGTTGATTTGGTTGCTCCCGTTCGCGCGTTTTCCGTTGGGATCGTTGGTAGTAAGGGAACCGGTCGGAGTCCAAGTCACCGCTGCCCCCTGCAGTCCCATGCCGACCAGCAACTCGGTTGAGCCCGCTACCGAGCCGGACGCGCCGCTCGTGCAAGTCGTATTGAAGGCGCTGTTCCCGTTGCTCACGACGGAAACGTCATAAGGCGAACCAGGAATTCCGGCGCTGTGCTTCCACTCCTGAATCACAACTCCGATCTGGCCCCCGGAAGTCGTTGAGCTCACCGTGACCGTGTCAGCTCCAGAACTGCCGGCCACAGCCCACCACCCGCACCACCAGCCCATGTTCGTGGAGCTGGTGTCGTGAATGCAGCCGTTGACATCTGTGTTCGCGTTTCCCGTGCAGGAAGAGTTTCCGTTCGGGCACAGCGCCGTCCAGGTATTCGTCTTGCTGTCGGCAACGGTGAGGGTCGTTCCGCCATTGGTCTCGTTAGCAAACGCCAGAAGCAGGTGGCCGCTTCCTATGCTGGAAGGATAAGCAACAGCTTCACTCGTGCCCGCACCGCCGTTAGAACCATTGGCGCTGTTTTGGGCTAGAGAGAATCCCGTGATGGCGGCGCTGGGACTCAAAACCCCGCCGCCAACGATCGGAGGAGACTGCGCGAGACCTATGCTCGATAACAACAGGAAGAGAAAAAATGGCTTATTGCTGAACATAGCGGATCTCACCCGAGGTCTGGCCCGTGCTCGAGAGCAGCAGGCAGATGTTGTCGGCCGCGGTGGCCGTTTTGTAGACCCAGTTGCCGCCCGTTCCCTTCACCAGGCCGCCGTTCGCTGCGAAATTCCAGCCGGTGGCTGCCGTGGATCCGCCGGCCATGCCGGCGATGCTCGTAGCGCACGTCGTGCCCGTGCCTTCGACCAGTGCGATGTTTTGCGCGGTCGCGGTGACAACGTCGATTGCGCAAATGTAGGTCTGCTTCGACGACGTGCCGGCGATGACCTGGCCGCTGGCGGTGAGGTTGATCACTGTCTGCGAGCCGGCGTTCCCTCCGCATGGATCGAGCACCGGAGCGGTGCCCCCGACTTGCGCGACATTGACCGATTGATTCGCGGCCAGCGCTACGTTCAGCGCGGTTGTAAGGTTTGGCTGGTTGGGGTTGATCTGCACGACAAGCGACTTGTCGGCTGCTGCCGCCTGCGTCGATGCAGCTTTCACCGCTGCTGGCCCATTCGTTCCGTCGGCGATCGCGGTGTAGAGGGGATTGGTCGCACCCGTGGCAGCGCCAGCGACCTGGTTAATGTTCGTGCTTTGGTTGGCCGCGAGTGAGCTGTCATTTGAGATGGTCACGCGCGGAATTCCAGCTCCGCTCGCGCCCGTGCCGGTGCTAACAGCCGTGCCACCCACATAGTTCAGGTCGACCAGTTGCTGGCCTTTCACGTCGAGCTGCTCTGCCGAGCTGTTGCCGCTGGTGATGGTGGGCAACGTGGAATTGTAAGTGCCTCCCACGTTCAGGTTGTTCGCCGGCGCGGCCGCATTTTGCGCCGCATCGAAGATTCCGCCGGCGTTGCCGATGGTGCGCACGTTCCACGTGCCCGATTGCGACACTGCGGGCGTGTTCGTCACGAAAGCATTCATGCCGGCGACGGCGACCGCGCCTGGCGAGGTGCCATAGTTCGAAGGTGCCCCGAGCGAAGTGCCGGCCAGTTTGTAGAGGTTGATGAAGAGGCTGCGATCGTTGGTGAGCTGCGCGATGCCGGCCTGCCCGCTGGTGAGGGGGGTGATGCTCGAGCTATAAAGGCCGCCGATCGGGTTGAAGCTGGTGGTGCCTTGCGTGAACGCGCCTTCATCCGCCAGCGAGGATCCGCCGGAACTGCTGCAACCGGTTTTGCAATTGATCTCCACATAGCCGCTGCCATCGACCGGGCTTGTCACCGAAACATTGCCCCCTCCGGAACTGGAGCCGCCGCTGGCGCTGAGCAGTGTGGTGTTGACGGTGATAGTGACGCTTGTGCCTCCGGTCCAGCTGGGCACGATGGTGAACGAGTCGTAGGCTTTTGAAATCGATGGAGCCCGGATGACGTTCGACGTGCTGGTGTAGGTATCTAGCGAGTCGCAAGAGCCGCCCTGCTTGCAGCCCGAGACCACGATCGAGACCGTTGCAGGCGAGCCCGTGATCACGTATTCGAACGATGCCGTCATGGCTCCGGCCCCGTTCAGCTCGGTGAGTGTGAGGCCGCTCGAGGTGACAGTCTTGCTGTCGACGCTGCGTACCTGCGCCTGCGCGCCTGGCACCAGGCACAGCGCGAAGAACAGCAGCATGCCGATCGGCAGAAGATAGCGATTTGGTTTCATGGAAGTTGTTTCCTTTCGAGAGGAAGCGATCAACTGGCGCCGCCCGCGTTCTGGTTGATCTCGAAGCAATAAATCTTCAGCTGCCAGTGCAGCTCGTCGATGTCTTCGATCGCGGCGATTTGAAAGACGCGCGTTTGCCCAGCCTCATTGAGCTGGATAGTCATGTTCTCTTCGACGCCGAGCTGATAAGTGATGACCGCCAGGTGCGAGACGCGCTGCGCGATCTGCTGCGCTTTGTCGAGTTCGTCGCCGGCTAGCGCATAGAGCGCTGCCCACGAAGTGAACTGCGCGCTGGGCTGCCCGCTTGAGCCATCGGTGTTGCGCGAACCCGGCGAGCAGAACGTGATCATCCGGTTCATGGCTCCCGGAGTCACATAGCGGCCCTGGCGTGGCAGACCAGCACTCAGTCGAGGCAGCGGCATCTAGTTCGTCTGAAGAACGGCGTATTTCACGGCCGCGTTGCTGCAGGCCAGGTAGACGTTCTGCGTGCCTGACTGCACCCAGCCGGTGAGGAACTTCATCTGGATCCCGGTGATGACGCCCGCAGCCACGGAGTAGGTGGTGAGCGATGTGTCGGTTCGACCGAGATTGTCGGCCACGCTGGTGACCGTGAAGGTGTAGGTGCTGCCTCCGGTGTTGTCGACCAGCAAAACCTCGCGGCCGGTGGCGGCGAACGAGTTTCCGTTCGAGGCGTCGCACGCGGTGAAGGTGATCGTGAGTTGGCCGGCCGTGACGGCCGCGTTGTTCTGCACCAGCACGACAGTGGTGAGCGGCGTCTGCGCGGCGAACGCGCTGAGGCTCGCAAAGGTGACCATCAGCGCAATGGCGATGATTCGGGTGAAGAGCGAAGGCTTATTTTTTTGCGACATGGGTGAGTTCTCCTTAGCCGCGGGTAGCGGCCTTGATGTGAATTTTCCAGCGATAGAGCAGGCGCTGCAGGCGCGGGTTCTCCGAAATCGATCCGGAGACCGACAGCTCGCGGTTGTAGTAGCCCTCGGAAATCAGAGTGCGCATAGCCGAGCGCAGCGTGGCCGGCACTGCGGTGCCATCGTTGCCGTAGCCGGCGATGTAGTGAATGGAAACCGCGTTTGGAACGTAGAGCACGGGCGGCCAGCTCTGCCCCGGCATCGGGAAGATGCGGCCCGGGCAGGTGATGTTGTCGTAGAGGAAATCGCCCGCGGGCGCCAGGCCCTGATTCGTCCAGGTCAGCCCAGCGTCAGTGGTGGCGCCGTCCTCGGTAATACTCCATGCCGGCGTGGAGGCCCCGGAGCTGACCGTGCCATCTTCGTTGGCCTGAGTCTCATCCACTGCAGTTACTTCCTGCAGGTTGCCGTTTGAGTCCTGGATCTCGTCGCCGATCGCGAATTTTATATTCGGAGCCCAGGGCGCCGGCGCCGGCAGCAGCGAGAGAGTCTGAGTGGTGACGGAGTCGACATAGTCGATGCGCGTGACCTCGCGCAGCGGCGAGCGCAACAGCTTGAGCATCTGCGAGTAGTTCCACAGAGTGGTCGAATACCGCGGCAGCGAATAGTAGCTGGGCGGGTAGGCCATCTGGCTCATCACGGAGTCGACGAAATAGGGGAAGCTGTCGAGCACCTGGTTGTAGCCCTTGTTCACCAGCGAGCGCCCGGTATAGCCCTCCACCTCTTCGCGAGCGGCCTGAATCAGTTCCGCGATGAACGTGTCGTCGGCCGTGACGCCGACCGGCACCTTCAGATGGTTCTTGACGTCGGCCAGCAGCAACGGCTCGGCCAGCGGCGCGATCTCTTCGGTTATATAAGCCATCAGTTAGAGCTCACGGGATCGTGGTGACGACTTCGTTCGAATAGCCGCTCTGCTGCGCGCCGACGAACGCAGCCACGACGTAGTAGTAAGTTTGGCCGGCGATCGCCGTGGGATCCTGAGCGGTCTGCGTGTTGGGGGCGAGCGTTTGAATCGCCGTGTAAGGACCGCCGCTGGTCTGCGACTGATAAACAATTTGCGAAGTCACGCCGACAGTTTCGGAGTGACGCCAGATCAGCCTGGCACCGCTTTGCGTCGCTGTCACCCGCAGCGCGTAGGGTGCCGCGACTCCAGCTTGCGTTGTGGTCTGGACGACATTCGAGTAGGCGCTTTCGATCGTGCCGACCAGCGCGGTCACCGCGTAGAAATAAGTTTGTCCTGGAGCAACGGTGACGTCGGTGAAAGTTTGCGCCTGCGGCGAGAGCTCCGCGATCACGCTGAACCCGGAGCCGCCGTCGCGGTAGAGATTCTGCGACGTCACCAGCACGCTGGGCGAATAGCGCCAGACCAGGACGGAGGCGCCCGCTGTTTGCGTGACTCTTAGCCAGATTGGCGCTGCGGCGAACGGAGTGGTCGCCAGGGTCAGACTGTCGGGCGTGTTCAGCGCCTCGCCCAGACTTACAAACGAGTTCTGCTGGCTGTGTGGCACCGCGGCCAGCGCGGCGCTGGTGCTCAGACTTTCGCTGAGTGGCTGGAACCAGGCTGTGTGCTCCGTCAGCGAATCGCTGAGGCTCAGCGTTTCGCCGAGCGCCTGTGCGTGCCCGTACTGTCGCGCGAGGGAATCGCTGGTGGTGAGATCTTCGGTGAGGTCGATCTGGGTGATGGAAGCCAGGCTCAGAGCCGCGCTGGTGCTCAGAGACTCGCTGAGTGTCTGGGACCAGGCCACCTGCCGCGCCAGCGAGTCGCTGGTCGTCAAGGTTTCGCTGAGCGCATAAACATGGCCATCCACTCGTGAGAGGTAATCGCTGGTGGTCAGGCTCTCGCTCGGTGACTGAACCCACCCGACCTGCCGCGCCAGCGAGTCGCCGGTGGTCAACGTTTCGCTGAGTGACTGGATCCAGGCAACCTTGCGCGCCAGCGAGTCGCTCGTGCTCAGGCTCTCGGTGAGTCCGACGTTTCCCTGGAAGTTGGTGGAGAGCGCATCGCTGGTGGTCAGACTTTCGCCGAGCGCTTGCGTCCAGCCGACCTGGCGCGTCAGCGAGTCGCTGGTCGTCAACGTTTCGCTGAGCGACTCGGGCCAGCCCGCCTTGCGTGCAATCGAGTCGCTCGTGCTCAGACCCTCGATGAGGTTTGGGCCAAGCAATGCCGTCACGCTCATCGAGTCGCTGGTAGTGAGTGATTCGCTGAGCGACTCGGGCCAGCCTGCCTGGCGCGCAATCGAGTCGCTCGTGTTCAGGCTTTCGGTGAGCCCGATATTCCCCTGGAAGTTGGTGGAGAGCGCATCGGCTGTGATGAGGCTTTCGCTGAGCGATTCCGGCCAGCCCGCCTGTCGCGCAATCGAGTCGCTCGTGCTCAGAGTTTCGCTGAGAACCTGCGCGTGAGAATACTGCCGCGCCAGGGAATCGTTGCTGCTCAGGCTCTCGCTCAACCCGGTCCCGTGCTGGGCATTGCTCGAGAGCGCGGCGCTTGTGCTCAACGTCTCGCTCGGCTGCCGAGAGCCGGCAAACTGCCGCACCAAATTGTCGCTGGTGGTGAGCGACTCGGAGAGAGACCCCAGATACGTCAGAGGAATGTAGGCCGTGCCCTGGTTGGAGTTGCTGCTCTCTACTCCGTTGAGCTGCCAGACGGCCGTGGTCACGTAGTAGTACGTTTGCCCGCTGATCGCCGTGGCATCGGTGTAGGAAAGCCCGCTGACGCAGTCGGCGATCCGCGTGTACGGACCACCGCTCGCGACGCCGCGATAAACCCGATACCATACGGGGCTGGAGCTGGAGGCTGTCCAGTTCAGCACCACCTCGTAAGGGTTCGTGGGTTCCGGCGCAACGGCGATGGAGTCGGTTGTGCACAGGTATTCCGACGGCGCTGCGGATCCGCTTTGCGCGGCAGCCGAAGCGCCCAGCAGGGCAAAGATGAAGGCGACTCGCCACACGCACTAGATGGAGACGGTCCAGGTGATCGTGAGGGTGTCGGTGTTCGCCAGGTTGACCTGGGTGAAGGCGGCCTCAAACACCATGGTGCCCGAGCTGGAGGCATTGAACATGCCGGCCTTCTGCACCGATTGCGAAGCGGTCGCTGTCCAAGTGTGGGCGAGCGTCCACGTGGAAGTGCCACTCGAGTGGGCATAGGTGCCTTGAGCCCGCGCGCAGCCGTTGGTGGTGATTTCGCTCGGCAGTGTGCAGCTCGAGGACCCTGCAGCGCAATCGCCGGCCGCGGGCGCCGTCGCGTCGTTGGTGAGAGCGATGTAGTTCACCGTAGCCGGCGGCGCGGAGGTGTTGCCCATTGCGCTTGCCTGCCAGTCGGCTCCGCCGGTGGTGCGCAGGTTGTGAATCTCGTTGTCGTAGAAGATCGTTCCATCCGCATGGCGCGCCACAATGTGGACGTTGACCTCGCGCGTGGGATGGACCTCGACTTGAGAAAAAGCGCTGGCGGCGACTAATAGCGCGACCAGCAGGCTGAGGAATTTGCGTGTTTTCATAACTATCCTTTCGTGGTTTTCGAGGAACTCGGTGATTTTGAAAAGTCGGGGATCTATGCGCGGCGTTTGCCGAACAGGGCCTTCTTTGCCGCCTGCTGCGCGGGCGCGACTGCGCGCTCGGAGATGGCCGCGACGGCCATCGATTCAACATCCTGCGGCTTCGCTTCTTCTGCGGTGCCGCCGGCGATCATGCGTTTGGCGACGTCGGGCACCATGTCGAGAACCTGGTGGGTGGCTTTGATGCGAACACGAATCATCTGCATAGGGAAATCCTTTTGTCGCGAAAACAAAGCCTGCTGGCCGGGCCAATAAAGGAGCCGGTTCCACTTACCGCAGCAGGCCTTTAAGTCAGCTGGTTTAGCTGATGGTGACGCCGCTCGACTGCACCGGGATCCACTTGCCGTTCCGGGCGACGAAGGTGACGAAGCTACCTTGAGTGCCGTTGAACGTGGCCAGGTGATGCGACGGTGTGATCACGTTGGCACTCGCAGTCACGGTATGTGCGTGGCCACTGTTGTCGATGATCGTGATCTCGAGCCCGTCGTTGCCGCCGGCCGAAGGCGCGCCCGCGACTGGAGTTGCCAGCGTGGTTGCGTTGACGCCTGCAGTCTCGATGAAGCTGGTGCCGCAGATCGGCACGATAGTGGTCGTCGAGAGGCCGGGAGGCAGATTGAGCGAGCCGCCGCCGCCCGTGATGACGTCGGTGGTGCCGGTGAGAACTTCGAACTGGAAGGGCAGATTGCTGCTCTGCCCCACGACAGTGTCGTAGTCCGGCGAAAGCGGACCGACCATGGGGCCGGGGCTTTGCGCGGTGATGAACGTGCCGAAGAGGCCCGCAGCGGTCAGCGTGGCGACAACAGTCTTCCAGCCGAGCGCGTGCAGGAACAAGAGAGCGAAAAGCGCAGCGTGTGTCATGGTGAGTTCTTCTCCTGAATCGGAATTTGTGGCGGGATCCGAAAAACCCGGCCGCCGCACGGGCGGCCGGGTCTTCTGGTTTCCGCGTTCTCGCTACTAGCTGGTTGCCTGCTGCAGGTAGCAGATGGGGTGCGTGCCGGCGTCGAGCAACTGGCCGTCGGCGCGGCTGAAGCCGATGAGCGCCAGCTGACCGTAGTCGGCGAAGCGTTCACGCAGCGTGATGATGCCCAGCTCTTTGACGCGTCGAATCACGTATTTATCGAGCTGGCCGAAGAGCACCGTGTTCTGGTTCGTGGTTGCGGTGGCCGGAACCGGTGTCATGTCGTTGTTGATGTGGTACTCGTAGCTGTTGATCTGGTCCGGCTCACTCGAAGCCATGCTCGGCTTCCACAGCGGACGACCGTATTTGTCGAGCAGGATCTTGATGCGCCGCAGGGTTTGATCGTGGAACATATAGGCGGCGCCGCGGCGGTAGAGCGGATCGACGGTGTGCTCGAGGTTGTCGAGATCCGCAGAGCCGATCGAAGTGCCGCCGGTTTCAGCTCCACCATCGTTGCCAGAAGCGCCGGCAGCGATCAGTGGAATTCCGTAGCCGTTGTTCGCGCCGGTCCACGGGGTGGTGGAAGGCGTGCCGCATGCCGCGATCACGGCTGTGACGATTCCGTTGGGCGCGTTGGTTCCCGTGCCCACCGTGAACTGGTTGTTGTAGATACGGCCGATGCGGATGGCGAGCTTCTTTTTGAGATAGCTCTCTATGTCGAAGGCCGAGTCCTGCATCAGTTCGAGCGAGATCTTCACCATCTTCGAGCTGAACTTCCAGGCGCCGAACAGCACCTGGCCGATGGTGACGTCTTTCTCGGTGACTTGCTGGCCTTCGCCCAGGAGCTCGCCCATGATCGTGGTGTCGTTGTCGGTCGGGTAGGGCAGTGGCTGGCCGGTGGCGGTGTCCATGATCTCTGAGGTCAGGAGCATGGGGCCGTAGTACTTCAGGGCTTCTTCGACGTCGTAGACGAAGCCCTTGGGCACGAAATAGCCGCCCAGAGTGAGTGAGCCGATGCCCATGTCACGCTTTTCCTGGTCGTTGACTTCAGGGCCGCCCAGCAGGAAGCCGCGGAAGTCGGCGTGACGGCCGAAGACGATTTCGCGATCGTCGTTCGCAGCCCGCGCCGGGTCGCCGGTGGAGACGGCGCACAGGTAGCGCTTGAACGCCTCGAAGAAGCGTTGGTTGAGGCCTTCGATGGTGGAACGCACGTCGGAGTGAACAGCCTCGAGCGCCAGATTCTTGAACTGCAGCTGGCCCCCGCGCTTGCTCACTACAACGCCGTGGCGACGCAGAGCTGCGTCGTAGATGGCGATGTGGCTTGAGCGATCGCTGCCAGCTCCGGAGCCAGGCTGCCCGGAAGGCGGCCGCGTGCTCGAGCCCAGCTCGCGATCGAGGTTGCCCATGCGCAGTTCGCGCTCGTTGTCGGCGGTGATCTGGTCGCGTTCGGCGATCAGGCCGCAGATGCTGGTGGGCGCAGGTGCGTCCACGCTGTAGCCGTCGCCTCCGAAGTCGATCTTGTCGAAGGACGCGCGAGCCTCTTTGACTTCTTGCGTTGTGGTCTTTTTGTCGGCGATCTTTTTGCGGAACTCCTGCGCCTGTTCATTCAGCCGCTGCAGTTCCTGGCGGATCGCGCTCAGTCTGGATTGACTCATCGGAATTTTCCTTGGTTGAATTCGGCCCGCCCTACCTCACCGAGGCAGGGTTGCGCGTTGCGGGGAGCCACGCTTCAGCTGTCACGCCGAGCCGCATCCGGCGCGTGTTCCCCGGCGGAACTTGAGTTGTGTTGGCTAAACTTTGGCGATCAGGCGAATGCCCGAACTCAGCAGGCGTGAATCGACGGCGGCCAGTGCCGCGGCGCGATCGTCATCTTCGCCCGTGTGATCGCAATCTTTGTCGTCGCAGCTGGGGTCGCTGCAGTTTTCGCAGTCGCCCACCTGGCACTCGGGGCAACTGCACTGGCAATCTTTTCCTGCGCCAACAGAGGCGCGGGCTGCAGCGGCGGCCGCGCTGCGGGTGTCTTTGCAGCGGCAGTTCTTTTCATCGCCGCAATCGACCATGTGATCGGCGCAGTTGTCGCATTTCGAATCGCGGGCGCAGGCCACGCAGCGACAGTCACACTCGGCCTCTTTCTTCTTTCCGCGCTCGATGGCGGCGCGCACTTCGGCGGGCAGTCCGTCGATGGCGAGCACCTGCGAGCGCATCTCGGAACGCGCTCCAACGCTCGTTCCCGTATAGGCCGGGTAGGTGACCGGACCAACATCGTAGAGATCCACGTCTTCGATCTCGCGAGTGCTGATGGTCTTTCCGTCTTTGCTCTCGTCGCGCCAGGTCTGCTTGGTCACGTTGAAGGCGAAGCTGCAGCCGTCCAGATCGCCGCGGTCGATGGAGGTGTGCACATCGCGGCCCAGCTGGGTGTCAGGCATGTCATTGATGAAGGTCAAACCCTTGTCGTCCTGCTTCATGCGCAAGGTGCCGCCAGCGGAGCGCCCGAGCAGATGATTCGGGTCGTGATTGAAGAGGCAGCGCACGTCTTGCTTTTCCTTAAGGGCGCGCGTGAATGTTCCGGGCTTGACGATCTCGACGACGCGATAGGAAGGACTGTCCCAGAGGACATACTCTTCGTCAAAGACCGCCGCATATCCCTCGATGCCAGGCTTGTCTTGCGCTTTTGTGGCGCGGACCTCTGCACCTTTTGTGAAACGGCGTTCGATCATGATTTCACCTCGATATCGGTTTCTTCTTTTGCTGCGGACGTGGCCGCGGTGCGATACGCTTCGACAGCCAGGGCCCGGACGGCGCGCACCAGTTCACGCTGCGCGATCGCATCGGCCGATCCGTTGGCTGTGCCCCAGGACTCGTTGTTTGAACGGTGCTGCATGGTTTCCAGGTAGCCGGCGAGGAAGCGCGAGCTTTCGAGTCCGTCAGGACTCGGGGCGGCGCCAAACATCGCAGCCGCGTGGCGCTCGAGCTCCTCACCGATGCTTACCAGGACCGGCATAAAAACCTGCCGGAATGTCTTCAAATCACACTGAGAACGCGCGGTAACACGCCCGAAAGCGTCGCGAAAAAGCCGCGAATAGGCGCTGGAAACGCGCTGAATCAGCAGCCGGCCGCGGTTACCTTTGGACTTGCCCTTTTTCCCGGGCTTGTCGTCACTTTCGTTACCCTGCTGCTCGTTGTCTTGGTCGTCATCTCCGCCGGCGCCGGGCAGTGCGGGCGTGGCGAAGAGCTGGTCGACCGGAGCCATGTTGATCTGCATCCAGGTGGTGTCGGCCGCGGGCGTGGGCAGGGGATTGTCGTTGAGGCGGGCGCGCGCATCGTTCGGCTGCCACACGCCCCACTGCACCATAGCCTGGATGAATGCGCGAAGATCTGCAGCCGCGGGCGTGACCAGCGGCCAGGTATCGAAGAACACTCCAAACTTGCGGCCGGCACCGCGGCCGGTGGCAGGCCGCGGGAAAAGTTTGCGCTTCGCCTCCTGCTCCCAGCAGATGAGATCTGGGCGCAGCGAGAAGGTGAGGAACTCCTGGCCGATCTGCTCGACATTGGCGCGGCTGGTTTTTTCGGTGACGCCCACCATGTGCGGCGGCACGTTGCCCATGACTCTACAGATCTCCGAAATCTGAAAAGCGCGGCTCTCGATGAACTGACCTTCGTTCGGCTTGGTCGAGGTCGGCGTGTATTCTTCGCCACCCTCGAGCACCAGCGGTCGCTGCATGTTCTCTCCGCCCCAGGCTTCCTGCACTTCGCGAACAAAGTTGGCCTTATCTTCGGGTGAGAGGGTGCCGGGCAGCTTGAAGATCCCGTAGCCGAGCGCGCCGTTGCCGAAAAACTTTCCGCCGAACTTTTCCGTGGCCAGCGCCAGGCCCACGGCGTTGCGCGCGAGCTGGATGACGTCTTGCCCGATGCGGCCGTCGAGAGCCAGGCCCGGCATGTGCATCATGTCGGCCGCGAGAATTCCGCGCTCGGCCGTGTGGCCTTCGTTCATGCCTTCTTCGGTGTCGATCGGCGAAGTCTCGACGCCTTCTGTCGTGGCATAGAAAAGATCCCCTGGCCGCACCAGCTCGCCGCGGATGATCATCTTCTCGGACGCGCGGCGCACTTTCATACGCGCGGGGTTGCGGGGCCAGAGCGCTACCGGCCGTTCGCCGCCGTCGCGCTGGATCTCGATGTAGCCATTGCCCCAGAGCATGCGGTGCGCCTGCACCGTCTTGCGCAGGGTGAAGCTCGACATTTCATCGTTAGGCTCGTGATCGAGCAGATCCCAGAGGCTGTGATCGTGGGCGATGCGCCGGTTGATGCGGCCGTCTTCGTTGACGATCTTCTCGAAGATCTTGAGATCGAGCGCGGCGACGGCGCCGGCCTTCAGTTCGACACAGCAATAGACCGTGGAAACCTGCAGCGCCGTCAGCTCGGAGACGCGGATCCCGGAGTCGGTACGGCCGCCGTTGTAAATGTCGAGCAGCCACTCCGCAGGGAACGAGAGCGGTGTCTGCGGATTCTCAAGCGAGCTGCGGAACTCAGAGATTAGGCCCATTTACTTTTTTCGCAAACCGCGGATGAAGCTGCTGGTTAGCTCGAGCACAGGAAGCAGAAGACAGAAGCCGCCGGCAGCGATCAGTCCGAACTCGACCTTCACTAGGCCAACGCCGGCGGAGACCATCGCAGCGCCGCAAACGTAGAGCGCATCGGCACGCCAGGAAGCACGTGCGCGCGCTTGTTGCTCTCGTGTATGCCGATCGATCGGAAGCGGGTTGCTGCTCATAGCGGAATTCTCCAAAGCCGCGGGCGCGTGGTGACTGGTGTCGCCATCGAGCGGCTGATCGCCATGACCAGCGCCACGATGCCGTCGATCTTTTCTCGCACCTTCGACTTATCAGGTTTCAGATTGCCCGCGGGATCCGTGGACACGACCAGGTTGTCGGCCATCCAGGTGAGCACGGGATTATTGCCGTGATCGAACTCGGCCGCGACGATCATTTTCAGAAGCTCTTTCGTCGGGGCGCTCATCGACTGATAGCCCTGCCGGCATTCAACCATCTGGAATCCGTCGGCGATCAGCTGAGTGGAAAGCTGCGTCGCGTTCCAGGGATCGAAGGCGGTTTCGACGATGTGGAATTCGCGCGCCAGCTTGCGGTGCTGCTCGCGGATGAAGTCGTAGTCGATGACATCGCCGGGCGTTGCGGTGATGAAGCCCTGCCGCACCCAGACGTCGTAAGGAACGCGATCGCGCTTGGAGCGCTGCTCGATCGAGTTCTGAGGCACGAAGAAAAACGGCAACACGCGCGCACGCTCGAGGCCGGATTGTTTCGGGAAGAAAAGAACGGGAGCGGCGGCGATGTCGATCGTGTTGGCCAGATCATCGCCGCCAAAACAAGTCTTGCCTTTAAGTTCCTGTATCCAGCGCTGGCGCGTCTCGACGGGATCGGCCGCGGCGGAACATGCGGCCCACTTGTGCGGGGCGATGGCGCGCTCGTCCTGCTGCGTCCAGACGTTGAGGTGCAGCCGGAGGAAAGAGTTCAGCGCTGTCGGTTCGTTCTTGGCGCGCTGGGCCTGCTCGCGCAGATACTCGATCTTCACCGATTTGCCGAAATTCGGATTGCACTTCTGCCACTCGAGTTCGCTCTCCCAGTCAGCGCCGTCGTCGAGCATGGCGACGAAAGCGAAGAAAGTGTCGTCTTGGAGCACGCCCTCGAGGATCTTGCGGGCATACTCGTATTGCGCGTAGCAGAACGAATGGCGATCGTAGCCGTGCGTGGTGATGCCGATCATGAGCGGCTGCCGGCGAGCGGCCTGGGACGTCGCCAGGACGTCCCAGAGATCGCGGCTGGCATGGACGTGGACCTCGTCGGCGAGGCCTGCGGAGGCGTTGAGGCCGTGGTGGGTTTCATCGTCGGCCGAGAGTGGCATGAAGCGGGAATTCGTGGCCAGGACGTGCAGGTTGTTCTTCACGTGCCCGACGCGCTTCGAGAGTGCCGGCGAGGCGTTGCGCATCTGCACGGCTTCGTCGAAGATCAGCTTCGCCTGGTCCTTGGTCGACGCGAATGTGTAGACCTCGGCGCCAGGCTCACCGTCGGCGACCAGGAGATAGAGACCCAGTCCGGAGACCTCAGTGGTCTTGCCGTTTTTCCGCGGCACGGCGATGTAGGCGATTCGAAAGCGCCTGGTACCGTCAGCGCGCTTCCAGCCGAAGATCATGGCGACCTGGAAGGCCTGGAAGAGCTCGAGCTGGAACGGCTGCCCGGCCCACTCACCTTTCGAGTGATGCAAGAAGGCGAAGAAGTCGATCGCGCGCCGCGCGGCGTCCACGTCGAAGCGCAGGCCGCGCTTCGGGCCGTCGACGAGATCCCGCAGGTGCCGCTCGCAAGCGAGACGGATCAACTGGTTGACAGGGATCTCGCCCGACAGCACTCCCTCGATGTACAGATCCCAGGGAGCGCTAGTTCGGTTTGCTGCTGCTGGTTTGTCGCGGCGCGTTGAGGAACGTTTCGAACGGGTCGGCATCGTCGCTGTCGGCATTGATTTGGAGTTTGGATCGCGAGGCCGGCGTGAGACCGAACTCGCTTTCGAAGCTGCGCATGTGCTTGAGTGCGTCAGACTTAACGCGTACCGCGGGATTTGTTTTCAGAGTGGTGGTGACGGTGTCACCGCCGCGGCTCTGGACAACTTCAGCGATCAGAATTCCGTGCTTCGCGATCGCGGCTTCGGCCATGGCCCACTGTGCGATCGCTGAGCAGTAGCCGCCGAGGGCATCGCCGTCGGCGACGGTGAGAATCTTCATCGCCTCGATGATCGGAATCAGGCGTTTCCACGCCAGGACTGCGATCTTCGATAGGTGCGGCGGCATCTCGGGGATGCCGAGCTTCGGCTTCGGCTCGCGGTGGTTCAACTTTCGCTTGCCGGCATTGCCCTGAAGCTTTCGGACGGCTGTTGGCTTACGATTGCGGCCGCCGGATCCTTTACCGCCCACTTTTCACCGAAAATTCTTTTGCTGCGGCCGCGTGTGTGGTGTTTGAAGCCGGTCGTAGGCCACCGCTGCGGCGAAACTCGCCCCCCCTCCCCCCCCC